TTCTTGTATTTGTTTTGGATCTATGCTTTTTGGATCGACTCTAGGTAAATCTTGTTCTTGATCTGCAAAATAATTGTATAATCTTGCAAATGCTTCTCTTTTTTGTGTGAGACCAAGTGCTGTAAGTTTTGGATTGATACTTCTAGCAGTAAACTTTCTTGTAGTTCCAAATAAACCTTTTTGAACTTCACCTATAGACTGACCTTTTAATAATTTTAATTGTTCCTCAGGTAGTAATGCATCATTCATATATCTCAAAGCTGTTGGATCTGTAAGCATTAAACCTGCTCTTCGAGCTAATAATAAAAATATTGCAGGTGCAAATGGGTTTACAGCAAAAGCTGCACCACCAATAAACATACCACCAGCTACTGATCCAAAAGATCCAAGTGTAAATCTTCTTTGTAAGAATGTGGATGTATCTGATACTGGTATATCGGAAATAGATTTCATATAATTAGTGAAACCATAAAAATCTTTTGCTCCCTGCCTTCCTAACATCTCTACCATTTTATCTCGACCAAGATCTTCTGTCGCTTTACCGATTCCAAGTTTATTCATAAACTTATTAATATTAAATTGAGCAAAGTCTTCAGGTGAAAATCTGATATCTTTTACATCAAATATTCCATTACCTGTTCTAACATCTTCAATGCTAAAACCTCTTGCTCTTTCTATTGAATCTGTTCCTAACCTTTGCATTGCATCTTGTGCATACTCTGTGCCAGCTTTAACACCCGGTGCTAAATCAATTGTATCTCTAAATACTGATTTTGCTTGAGGAGCTGTCGCTGAATCAAATGAATCTAAGAATGCATTGAACATATATCTAGCCTTTGCAGCTTGAAATAATTGTTTGCCATTTTCAGTTGCATACTTACCTTCTGCACCTATTAAAGTTTTAAAACTTTTTAATGCTTCAGGTGAATTAGATTGAAATACATCTCTTTCCATTGTTGAGAATAATAAATCTCTTGGCATAGCTTCTCTACCTACAATTCCAAATGTGCCCTTATTTGTAAACAATGTTCTATCAAATTTTTGTAATGATCTTGCTGCAGCTGGTGTCGTATACATATTTAACACTTTGTTAAAAGTAGCATTAGCATCATATAATTTATCTCTTAATTTTTCTGCATTTCTAATATTACCTTGTATAAAAGCTTCTGCTCTCTCTGGACTTTGTTTAGCTAATCCATCAAATACTTCTTTAATACCTCTGTCTTGCAAGAAAGCACCTTTAGTAAGATTTGCACCGAAAGCATTAAAATCATTTTCTAATGCTTCTCTAATCATGAACATTTGTCTTCCTAATGTTCTGTAGTCTGTGCCTTGAATTGCATTGTTTAACATTTGTATTACACCTTTATATTGTTTAGGTGTAATCATGTTTGTTCCAATAGCGTCCATTGCATCATAGAATAAATTAATAGGATCACCAGATTGTTTTAATACTTCGTCAATGTTCTTAGCTGTAATAGCTCTTTCAGTAGCTGGAAATAAATCACCAAAAGAAGATTTTAATTCTTTTGCTTTGGCTACTGTCTTGTCTAATTTAATTATGGCTGGGTTACCTACTGTGTCCGCTAGCCGTTCAAAAGCATCATACTTAGAACCAATAAGATCCATATTATCATTAAAAACTTTGGCTGCTTGATTATAAATAGAATGAGATAATGCACCAGTTTTCATTAATGGTGCGTATGATGTTAATTGATTTAAAAATAATCTACCTGCTTTTTGTTCTGCGCCTTGGAAAGCCTGATTAGCAATAGGTCCTATAAATGGAAATACACCTACAGTTTTAAAAAATCCCTTACCAATGTTTGTAAGTGGGCCATCGTTCATAGCTTGTATTAAGGGTATAGGTAAACCTTTGTCTCTTGCAAAATCAGCAAGCTCTTTTTGTTTTGGTCCTGTAGTACCGAATAAACTTTTGCCTGCTTTACCTAAAGGTCCAGCTATAAGCGGTGTTAACAAAGCTGCACCTGAGTTCCACATAAGTGCTGACTTCATCTCATTTAACGCATTTAATGTAATATCTGCATCTACCTCACCTGGTTTAAGATCTGCAAACTGATCAGATATTTGAGATGCTATAAACGTTCCGGCTTGTTCATTTAACATATCATATGTTATTGAACCTACTCCCGCTCCTCCCGTTCCTCCAAGTATTGAATATACTTCCGCTCTACCTAAGGGACTTTGTAAAACTTTTGTTGGAATATCTGCAGCTCTACCTAATAATTTAAATGCACCGCCTAATAGTTTTAATCTTCCTGGTAATCTATCTGCTAATGCTCCAGCGACCTGAGCCATTTTACCTGGACCTTTTTTCCAAAGATTTCCTGATTTAGCAGCACCATAAATTTTTTCTCTCATTGTTAAGTAAGGTGCGATAGATCCAGTTATGTCTCCAGCAAACACAGCTGTTGGTCTACCTTTAAAAAAAGAATCTTCTGCAGCTAATGCTGTAGCTATTGGATCTCTTCTAAACTCCTCTTCTGTTGCTAACTGATCAGCTGCCTCTTTTCTTTGTGTTGTTAATTCTGACATAGAAGGACCAGTAAGTTTTTTTCTTCTTATTAGTTCATCGATAATTTTTCTTTGCTTAGGACTAAGAGTGTTAGGGTCTAAAGATCTATTATCTAATTGTTCCTGTAATTGCTCAATTGTTGCCATTATTTATTAAACTCCTGTAATAAACCAGCTTCATCTAAACCTTTTAAAAATTGATCTGTTACTGTTTCACCTTTTTGTAATCTAAATTGATTTTGTATTCTCATATTTTGTAGAGTTCTTTCTAATCCACCTACTCTTCTATAATCATTTTCATATCTGATGATGTCATCTTGAAGTTGTTGACCAATCGCTCTAATTGATGCCTCAACGGATGCAGAACCTCTAGTTAATGTAAATAAGTTTACAAGTTTTTCAGCAGCAGCTACATCTCTAGCTGTCAATCTATCTTTATCTTTAAATGAGTTAGCTAATGCATATACTAATGTTGTTTCTGCTACAGCTAAAGATTCAAGTGTGTCTGCATCTACTTTACCTGGAGTTCTAGCTTTTATTCTTTTCTCTGCTTCTCTGTAAATTTTATTAAAATCAGTGCTTTTTAATAATCTTTTCTTTGTCTCTTCATCAAGATCTGAGTTTTCTATTTGAGATCTATAAGCTTCAGCTGTTGCTCTAGCTTGATCTTTTGATCCGCCAAATGAAAATCCTAAATCATTAAGAGCAGAGCCAAGTCTTGTTTTGAATAAATTAATTGCACCTGCAGGTCCAACAGATTCAGGTTGTGCTGCTATAGTATCTAGTACATCATTTGTAATTTTAAATGTTTTGTATCTGTTAGATAGGGTATCACCAATCTTTATAGTTTCTTGATCTACTGTTTTTTTATCTAAAAATTGATTTACTCTACCAAAACCAGGAACATTAGCTTGACTTGATATTGATGCATAAATTTCATTACCTCTTGGTCCTACTTGACCTGTAGCAAACTCAATTGTGCCGCCTTTTGTTTGTCTACCTTTTACATTTATTGTATTACCGTTTTCATCTATAAACTGAACTACACCTAATTGACCATCAAAAGGTTCACCAGCTGCAGCTTCATTAAATAATTTCATTTCGTCCAAAGCAAAACCTAAATAAGTTTCCATAGATTTATTTTCTAATTCATTTTGTTTTAATTTCATAACAGCGTAATTGTTGACAGCTGGTCCTAAAGCGTTTCCTAAAACTTCTAAAGCACCACCTAGACCACTCTTTCTTGTTGTCCCTGACATCAGACCTGCTGCCAATGATGATAAGAAGGTTGTTCTTGCAAGATCCCCTTGTGGATCTTGACCTAATTCACTTCTTATTTGTTTAGCTCTTTCAATTAAACTTGTTGTATATAATTTACCACCAATGGGTTTTTCTGTGCCTTTACCTTGTTGTGATTGGTTAAAAATTTGTTGTGCTGTTTGTTTTTTTGCTGGTTCTTTCACAGGAGCAGGAGGCTTTGCACCCATTGGAGCTCCTGGTTCTGCACCCACTGGTCCTGTTAAACCACCATCGATTCCACTAGGTTGCTCTGTTACTTGGGCAACTGTTTGTGCTGGCACAGTCGGTTTTATAATTTCACCTCTTTTATTTTTTACAATTTTATTTAAATCTGCAACTTCTGTTTGACCTATTTGCGTTTCGTTTTGTGGCTGTTTTAATGCGTCAGGTATTATTGCTCCTTCTGATCCTTCTGCTTGAGCAAGTTTTGTTCTTTCTTCTTGTGCTTTTTTTATTGCACCTCTACCTCTAGGTCTAGATGGATCTAATTTTCTAAATGGATCTATTGCTCTGTCTCCAGTTAACAAAGGATCACCACCAAGAACTCCTCCAGTGATTTGATTAAATGTAGTTCCGTATGGATCGGTTTCATCTAAACCAACAAAAGATTGTGGGTTATCTTTTCTTACTTTATCAGCTAAAGCAGCTAAACCTTTAAGACCTGCATAACCATAACCTATAGCTCTACCGTAAGGTGTAAGTCCTGCAAAACTTGCAGCAAGATTTATTCCTGATTTCAAAGGTCCTGTGACACCAAGTTTTGTTAATATATCGTCAGATAACATAGCAGTTCCAGTAGCTGGTATCGCACCTCGTAATAGAGGACGTATACCAAATTGACTTCTTAAAAATCTACCAGTTCTTTGCATGGCAGGTCTTATGTTTCTTCCAAAAAATCCTTGTTGATTTATGGCAACAGGAAAATTTCTTTGCATTGTTCCTGTTAAATTTTGAGTTGGCGCACCAATCATTTGACCAATTCTGGCTTTTACAGGTTTTAATGCACCTCTCTTCAAAGCTTGTTGTCGAAACAATGGTCTATTTAAAACTTTATTGAGAGACACTAAGCGCTCCTCGGTTGCATACCTTGGAAAGCTTGGAATGCACTTATACCAGTTCCTATTGATTGTGCTAGTGGACTAGTTTGTGGTTGCGTAGCAGCAGTTAGAGTAGATTGTGATTTCGGACCAGCAGCATACAAATTAGATAAAAACTCAGCTCTTTGGAAAGGCTCAAATGCTTGTTGCAATTGACTTTGTCTTTGAGCATCTAATACGTTTTGAGCAAGCTGTCTTTGCAAACCACCTGCTTGTTGTAATTGTGCAATATCGGATTGTTGTTGTCTTTGTAAAGCTAGTCCTAAGTCACCTAATGTTCTTTGTTGTTGTTGAGCTGCGGTCACTGCGTCTGTAAATCCTCTTTGTTGTGCTAATCCAACTTGACCTAATCTAGCTCTTTCTAATTCTGCTTGTGCTACTCCTTCTCTTCCACCACCAAAAGCTCCAGCATCAATGGCTCTTGCCGCTAACGTGTTTTGAGCTTGTGCAGCTTGTCTGTTAATTTCATCTACAACAAAAGATTGATACGGGTTTAAAAATTGATTTATGTTTGGATTTTGAGCAGCAAGTAATTGTGCTATTCCAGTTCCTGTTTGTCCCGCTAATGTTTGTGCTTGTGTTTCAAGCCCTGACATAGGTGCAACTTGAATTGCAGGAATACTTACAGGTTGTTGAGCGATACTACGCCCCAGATCCATTAACTCTATTTTTCTTTCCTCTATACCAGGAGCCTCTCTAATTACTGATTGAGAAAATTGATTTCCTGCTGATGATGGCGCAGGTGCAGAGCCTCCTCCGCCACCGCCTCCAAATACGCTACTAACTATTGATCCCATTAAATATCTTTCTCCATTTGAATATGTTTAGCTTTCCAACCCCATTTTTTTGATATTCTAGACCAGCCAGGTCTTACCCAAAAACTAAGTTTTTTGCATCCGTTTAGTTTAGCAAACTTTGTTACTGTATTCACTATCTTGTCTTCCCATAGGTGTCTCTTCCTTCCTGTGCAGATTATTGCCTCTAATTGAGAGTAATTAGGTAAAGCTGCTATACGGGTTACAAACAAAGCAAAAACTTGATTTAGTTCTTCTTCATCACTTCCAAAAACTAAAAACATTTGAGCTTCATCTTTTTTTAGTAAATCTTTAATATCGTGAGCTGATGCAAAATCACCTGAGTATTTTAATGCTTCAGCAATCATAAAATCACATAAAGGCCAAAATTTATCTATGTATTTTGGTTCTACTGATAAAACTGATATGTCAGGTTTAATTGGCTTGGGCTTTTGCATTTCTACTTCCTTCTAATAAATCAAATACTCTTTTGTATCTTTTTTGTTGTTCATAGAAGTATTGTGCACCTTTTTCTCTCATATCTTTCATGCTATTTGGATTTGCTCCAGCTATGATTCCTGCGCCTAATACTCCATCTGCTCTTGTCACAAACTCTCCGTCTGCTAATTGAGCTAACATTGTATCTTCGTCTTTATCTCCTGTGCCTGACCCATCTTCAACGTATCCCATCGCTCTAACATAATTATTAGAATCATTCTCGTTGTGAGTTCTTTTGCTTGGTAAATAGTTTATACCACCTTCATTAAATTTTTTTATTTCTGCAAGTCCACCCTCTTTTAATCTATTACGTTCAATTGCGTATGGACCCATTTGAAAATCACCTTGATTTGCTGGATCTGCTTCAGGTATGTATACTTGCTCAAAAGTTTTTTCTTGTCCGGTAACTGGGTCAATATACTTGAAACCACCTCTTTGTTTTTGTAATTGTGCTACCCCTAAGTTATATGTTGGTGTAAATACGTCTTGTGGTTCAGGTTCAAAAGCACCTGATGCAAACGTTCCTAAACCAATTGCAGTTGCGACTTTACCAGGGCTAAATTCCATCTCTCCTGTAGCTTTACCATCTACAAATCTTTTTCTTCTAAATAATTTATCAAACACTGAACTTACCCCACCCTGTGGAGTTGGTTGTGCTTCATTACCAACTATACCTTGTAACACTCCAGGATCGTCTCCCATAAAAGGATAGTAGTTTGTTGTAGAAGCTGCTGCTGTATTTGGAATGCCTAATGCTGGGAATGCTCTCCCTAAACTTTGCACAGGTCCTAATTGTGTAAAAGTTGGAACTGTGGTACCAAAACCTGCACCACTTACTCCAGGTATCATTTTACCACCTTGATAACCTAAAAATGCTCCGGTAGCTCCTGCTAATAATCTTTGAAGTCCTGACCCACCTGCATCTTTTGATGCTTTATAACCTTTGTATCCTCCGTAGGCTGCTAGTGCGTAGGGTAAAAATTGTATCATATATTATGTGTTTCTTAAAATTAGCTAATTAGGAAAGTTTACCATTTTACTCAGTCTTTATCAACTCATCGGCAAAACACCCTCTATATTGGTGTTCACCCACGTGAGTAATTCGGTCGGTTATTAGTGCGTGGCATTTACCACCTATATCTTTCCATCTTTTACAGAAAGCAAAATCTTCTCCAAGATAAGCTTTTGTTTCCTTGTCATACATTGTGTCGAAAAAATTATACATAAAAGGTCTATTTATAAGTTCACCGTTTATCACAGATTTTTGCACTATCTCCATATCAGGATATGCTTTAATCATTTTCTCTATAACTTCTCTTTTAATTAACATACATCCAGTTGGAGAATGCGTAACCTCAATTACTCCATCTTTGATCCTTATATTCTTCTCATCCTCTACTTTCATTGGATAAGAATACAAACCTTTAAATTTTAAATCTTTAGCGTTTTTAATATTACCTTTAGAAATCCTTTCCCAAGCTTTGTCCCAAAACAATTGTTTCAAAGGGTAGGGAACTGAAATAACATCTTTATCAGCAGCGACCATTTTAAATACAGATGCTGCATTAAAGTCAATATCAGAGTCTACAAACAATAAATGTGTATGGTTACTCTCCATAAAACTTGACACACATAAGTTTCTACCTTGCGTAACTAATGATGATTTCATAACTTGAAAAGAACAAAGTACGTTATTTTTTATACATTGTTTCTGAAGTTCTAAACAAGCTTGGAAATAATGAAGAGATACCTCACTATGACATGGTGTTGCAACAAAGATAGTAAATTTTTTTGGTTTTAACTCTTCTGTTTTAGTGGGTTCTTTTTTGAACCATATTGGTTTACTAGGATCATCCATTTTAAAAATAATTAAAGTTAATATTTATCCTTGATTTTGTGTTTGTGGTATTAGTGCTTTTGTGTTTTTTACTAGCATCAAAAAATAACATTCTATTAGCGACTGAGTCTATTTGAGTATCGTCTTCTAATATTGTTTTGCCATCGTTTGTGTTTAGGTAATATATAGCACCTTTATGCGTAAATTCATAATCGGTATGCGCAGAATGTATTTGTAGTTTTTCAGTCCAAGGGTAAAGATTAGCTTTGATTCTTATTAGTGATTTAATTTGTATTTTTTTTATTATAGGTTCTATAAGTCCTATGGCCTGCGTTGGTGTATGAAAATTATAAAATACATGTGTAAAATATGATGGTAGTGCGCCATCAACATCATGACTATTTATTTTACCATTGTAATAGTAAGGGAATTCTGAACCAGTCATAATATCGTATAAACTTTTATGCTCTTCTTTTGATAAAAAATTATCTATTATTTTGTAATCTTGCATTTAATATACCTTTAAAAAAACTTGTCCAATGTCCACTAATTGTTTTCCAATTATAAAAATGATTAAAAAAGTTTTGTTGAAATTTTAAGTGTGATTGACAACCTTGGTCATTTAATTGATCAGGCATTCCATCTATTACAGATGCAAATTGTTGTGCTAAATCTTTAAAATCTGTGCTCATAGGCACATACACAGGAAATTCAGTACAAGTTTCATATAATGCTCCGTTGTCCGTTGTTGCTACATATAGACCACATGCTAGGGCTTCAAGGATAGATATACAAAAAGTTTCTTCCCATATGTTTGGATAAATAAAAGCATCATAAGTATGTAAGTTTTCTAATATGTAATCATTAGATTTATATCCTATGTAATTTACATTAGGTAATTGTTTTGCTTGATCGTACAAAGGTTTATAATTTTTATCATTATCTTTTTCGAAATCACTACCATAAACTTTAGTGCTACTGTAAACATCCAAAGTAATATTTGGGTTCTTAATCAACTGCATAGCACCTAATAGAACAGATAAACCTCTCCAAGGTGTTGGATGATATATTAATTTAAATTTATCTTTTTTCACATCGACAGGTCTTTTCTTAATTTCAGGTATACCATTTTTTATAACAGTGCATCTATGGTGTGGTATTGAAAATTTTTTTCTAAATTGTTCATAGTTCCAATGACTATTAAAAACAAAAAAATCATACTGCTGTATTTTTTCTTTATCCTTAAAAAAATCTTGGAAGTGTGGCTGATCCGGTGCCATCTTCTGCCAAAGTATATTAATTTTATTAGCAGCTATAGGCACTCTACCAGGCACTGATAAACATATTTGAAAGTTATCAAGTAGATCTTTCGCAACATATTTTTTTAAAAACTCATATTGTAACTCTGTTCCACCTAATGGTTCCATAATTATCCTTTACTTAAATACACCCCATGAACATACTATTCTTTTTTTTATAGATGATGCAGTATGAGCTATACCACAAGGTATATAAATTGCATCTGTTTCATCTATTTCATAAACTTTATTGTGTTCAGGCACATCATAATATGTTTTTCCTAATAAACTTACTATAAAAACACTTTCTTCATCTTTGTGAATAACTCCATTGTTACCTCTTACAGAGAAAAAAATATCGGCATTAAATTTTTTGTCTTCAATATCTTTATTAAAAACTTTAGATAATTGTTGATGAGTGCTAAACAGTTTCGTATGATTTTGCATGTCATACAATTGAAAGGTGTAATCAAAAATATCATCCAAATTTACTGACATCAAAGGTGGTATCTTTATAGTGTTCTTATGATATTTAAAAGCTAATGCTCCCCAAATATCCTCAAATGTAAATTTATCTTGTGGTTCATATATGTTTTTAAAAACTTTAACTTTATCAAAAGAAAAGTCCTTTAACATTTCTATTTTTAACAAGTTGTTACTGATCATAATAGAGATTTGCTGCTACTGTTACCCTTTCACCATCGCATTGAAAAGGATTAACCCAGTGACCTAACCAGTGTGGAAATACAAAGTAATCTCCTACCTCCGGTTCAAATGTTTTACAAGTTTGATTGTGCGGATTGTTTTCACCATAACCAAACATTAAACAACCTGGTCCATTATATTGAGATGCAGTATTTTTATAATACGCCTCTATTTCTTCTTTCAATCCTGCAGGTTTTTCTAAAATCATTACTGAAGAAAAATTACAACCTACATGTATGTGAGGAGGATTATGTTCACCTTTCTTCATGTAGTTTACCCAAACGGAGCTAGTGTTTAAATTAGGAATATGATTTCCATAAAATTGATAATACCCATGCCTAAAAAATTCATAATATTTTTGCATGATATTATTAAAACCTTTTAAATCTAATCTAAACTCATCTTTAAAATGTCCAACTAAATCTTTTGCAGCATTGTTCTCAGGTTGTCTATTGCAGAGTTGTTTTACTTTTTCTAAATCATCAACCTCCATTTTCACCTTAAACAAAATAGGACCGAAATAATAATTATTTGCAATCATGGTTTTGTTTTAGTAAAAATAGGTAAGTCAGGAACTTGTACTTCAATATCTGTAGCCAGGTCATCTTTAGAATGTTCTTTTAAAAACGCCTCTTCTGTTTCGTATCTCTCGCCTGTTTTAATACTTCTGTAGATAGTTTTGGTCTTACATTTAATTTTTTGCATTGTAGCCATTAAGTTTTAATACATTAAATTAACGACCTTGTCCACGATTTCGTTTACGACTCGGAATGCGTTTACTATAACTTTTTGCATGTCTTCCAGGACGTTTTTTAGGTGTCCGTTTAACATAATTACTAGGTCCAAATACTGATTTCTTTTTAGCCATTTTTATACCAAGCTAAGATAACATATCTCTGTCCTGACTTTAAGGTAGTGACCCTATGTTTTAAATCAGAGGTGAAACAAATTAATTTACCTGCTTTTGGCTGTATCACATAATCTTCTATTTGTGTTCTTCCACCTTCATAATTATCGTTTAGATAAAGTATAGTAGAATGATCATAATAAATAGTATCATCATGCCAATCGTGTGATTCGCCTATTCCCCATGAGATTAACTCTAAAGTTTTTAATTTTTTTGTAGGATACAAAGATACATACTTTTGTTTTATACTATCAATCACTGGATCTTTAATTGTTAATAAATCAATTATAAATCTACCTCTAAAAGTTCTTGATACGTTTTGATTACGTGTAAAAAATTGTATGCAATATTCACAAGTGTCTTTGGATAAAAAACCTGAAACTTGTATCATCTTGTAAACTCAAAATTTATATTACCAGAAATAGTTTCTTGATTTGTGGATGGTTTTACTCCGTGTGATAGAAAACTTGGAAAAAGTGCTATAGTATCAGATTTAAATTTGGTATGATAATGAGGGTTAAAAATATCTTGCATATTAAAGCTTTCGATCAAATCTGAATTAGGTGCAATAAAGTAAGTATTACTTTGTTCTACCTTCTTATAAATAATAAAACTAAAATTAGACTCAGTGTGTATGTGTGGTTCTTGAAAGCCGTCTTGTATATATTTGTTAGTCCAAACTGCAGTTAATTGTATCTTAAAAAAATTAAACCTTTCAGACAAAAGTTTACTTAATATATTTAATAGATAAATGTTAGAGTCCTCAGTTAAAAGATTAGCTTCTTTTATATTAGAATTAAAGCTTGATAAAGTTTTACTTATAAAAGTAGGTTCTGGTATAAATGGTTTTTGTTTTTTAAATATAATTTTTTTACTATCAATATCCGTATAGAATAAAGGTATCTTAAATATATCTTCAACCATTTTGTATTTCTATATCAAAAGACAGACTAATTCTATCTTTTTCGTTATTACCCGGTGTTACATAGTGTAGAATGTGAGCTGGAAATAATACTAATAAACCCTCTTTTGGTGTTATGCTATAGTCATAGGCACTATCGGTATTAGGTTTAAAAAAATCACTCATCACACTATTACTAGATCTTCTAAAAAAAATTAAATTACCTGAGCCTTCAGGCACGTCTACATAATACACAGCTGAAAAATGCGCCCCTTGATGATCGTGAATTATATTGTGTGAATCTTTTTTATTAGAGTTAATCCAACATTTAGTAATGTTTATTTTGCAAATCTTTAAACCGAACTCGTTTAATAAATTATTAACAGGGTCCTTGAAAAAATTAAATATTTTATCATCTAATATATTCTTAGTCTGTATACCTTTTCTGTTACTAGCCGTTAAAACGTTAGCCTCATTAATCGAGTTATATAAAAGAGTGTGTATGTGCTCTTTAATATTGTTTGTTAAATTTATCGTAGAAATTGATTCGCTAAATATAATTTTTTTAACCATATTATTCTACGTTTATGTTAAAAGATAAACTAATTCTAGACTCATCAGAATTGTTAGGCTTTACTTCATGTTGCAGATGTGCTGGAAAAATCATAAATAAATTATTACTAGGAGTGACTGAATAATAGCAGAATGAATCTGTGGTTGAAAACAAAGGTGGATATGCCTGCATAGAAACACAAACATCATTTCTAAAAAAACTTATATCACCACTGTTTTCTGGAACAACGCTATAATAATTTCCAACAAATAAAGCCCTTGGATGAACATGTAAAATATTATAATCACCCTTTTTATTTTCATTAACCCAAGCAGAAGATATCCAAATCTTTTTTGCTTTAACTTGAAAAGCATCAAGACCTTTTTTTATACTTTCTGTTAAGCAATTAGATAAAGTTTCATCTAATATGTCAGATGTTTGTAAACCACCTTGATTAGATCTTATAGTCAATTGATTTTGTTCTTTAGCTTTTTTTAAAATAGTTTGTATGTGTGTATCAAGCACTGCATCTTTGAGGTCTGATGTATATATAGAATCACTAAAAATAATTTTTTTAGCCATTCTCCTGAGATCTATCTATCTGAGCATAACTTATAGCACCTTGAATTTTATTGCTACCTGAAGCTGCTGTCACTGTTATTGAGTCGCCTGCCTCAAGATTAATACCTTGTGGTGAGGCGTTCACTTGTGTCTTAGCTGCAACATCGTCTCTAAAAAATTCATACTCCGCACTTGAATCTGAGGAGTCGACTAAATTCATATTTACTAAAATTGCTGATGACGCATCGTTATTAGCTACATAAATACTTTTAATTATAATAGTTGCGTTAGTTGGGCATGTAAGAACTGTAGTTTTTCCCGTGCTCGCTTGTTTATAGCCTTGATTTTTATATTGTATTGTCATGATAAAAAATAGTTAAATGCATCAGCCTCATTTTTTATATCATTCTCATAAGAGAAGTTCAACTGAGATTGTAGAGTACGAAAAGCTTGAAGTATTTGTCTTTGATCTTCCTGAGAGTATTCAGCTTTAGGCTCTGGTATTTGAATTGTAATTTTAGCCATTACCTTCTTCCGTCAACTCTTACATCAAATCTAAAAGTGCCATATCTAAAACTTTCATCAATACTATCACACTCAATCTGCACTGCAGCCAATCTAGCTCTAGCTCGAGTGTCTATTTTTGTTGTGCTGGAGGACACAGTAAAAGGTCCTAGAGGACTCGAAGCTGCTACACTACCTTGTGGAAAAGCATTCAAAAAAATTGTAACTTTTGCATTACCACTTATTCTTTTAAAATCTGGCATAAATCTTTTTACGCTCATCAAAAATTCACCATCTCCAGGAACCCCCTGTCTACCATTTAAATCAAACTCACCTGATTTAATAAAAGCAGGTATCGCAGTTGTAGTTCCGTCTCCATTTAATTGATTTACACCAACCTCATGTGCGTAATAAATTGTAGCGCCATTAGATACTCCACTTACCACAGGAAATGTGGGAGTATCACTAGCTTCAAAATCTGTTGCGTAAGGAACTTCAAACACAGTGGATCCCATCCAAGTAGTCCTATCTAAAGTTCCTGTTGTCCAAACATTTTCAGCATAATTGTAAGTAACAACCCTGTCTATCGCAGTAGATCCTGATGTAGGATAGAACCAATTGATTTCAGAATATAATTCATTTATTCCACCGAAAACTATTTGACCAGAGTCATAATTAATACCTGGGTTATTTCCTGTTGTGGTAAATACAAAATCCTCTACAAGACATGGCAATGATTTTACTGTTCCATCATAAACAAAAAATCCGCCTGTTTTACCCATCCAATAGACAGCTCCATTAGCAAAGACACCTGCATGTTGTCCTAGAAGACCAGCGTTAGATCCTACCTTTCTAATAGAAAAAGTAAAAGGCGGTCCAACAAATTGCATTTCATATGCGGCTGTATCTGTTAAAACTAAAATATAATCCTTACCTTTGAAAGCTCCTATAATCTGTGTTCCATCATCCAACTTAAAAGTTCCTGCGGTGTTCGTTGAAGTGGGTGCGTATTCACTTTTATTTTCTTGATCAGAAAACCTTATAAACATTTTATCTTGAGAAGAAGGTGTTCCGATTGTCGTCTCTGTGCCTAGATGAAAAAGATGCCTATCTCTATCAGATACAATCGTCATAACAGATTTAGTTGGCATTCCTGTTCCAATGACAGCTCTCGTTTGTAAAGCATTAGTCGCAGCGGCATCCCAAGTAAATGTCTCACCATTGTGCACAGTAGCTATTAAAAAATTTCCAAAATTATCTAACGACCAGTTAGCAGGATCAATAGTAACTGTGCTTGAAGTTGATGCATCGCCCCAACCTATATATTCACTAATATCTGTTACTGTTGAGCCGTTTGCATGTTCAGCGGGGGTTGTTGAATTTAATCCTCGAGTTATTCCACTTAGAGTATTTGATCCAGTGTTGTTGGTTGTGTACTCCATATCTTCAGATCCTATTCTTATTTTTCCAGATGCAGGAAAGCTAGCAGTGCTTGTTAAGATGACCGAAGATGCACCTACTAACATTGGTCCACCATTGTTAACAGTTGTAGTCACCTGAGCAACAGTTCTACCACCCCAAAGATAAGTGCCCCAACCATACCCTGCTGATTGATTTAAAGGTCCTACAGTTACATAAGGTCTAACATCTAAAGTTCCATTATTGGTTACACCTGACTTACTCTCATTTGACGGCATGGTAATTGTAAAAGTTGTTATTGATGGAACAGATTGGATCTCAAAAAGTTTGTCATCAAAATCTGTTGCAGTAAAAACTGTGTTTGCAGAAGTGAAAGATCCTGCGTTTGCAAAAGTAACAATATCACCCACTTCTAAATTGTGCCCAGCCGTTGTTGTTATGGTAACTGTTGATGATCCGTTGGTCGTTGTTATGTCTGCCCCAGTAGAAAAATTATCAGTATCTAAAGGTGTAATGTCATAAAAAGCACCACCAAAATAAATTATTAAAACCTTATCAGTTCCTATGGCAGCGTATTTTTTACCATCTGTAGAAGCCCACACATGTTGTGCTCTAGCTGCACCTACAAGTTTATCATCTACTAATGCTTGCCACCCTCCAATCTTTTCAGGTTCACCATATCTAAATCTTATATTGTCACCGTCTACGAATCTTCCTTCAGCATCTGAAGGTGTAGATTGTTTATCGAATCCTGGTGCTATATTAACTTTTGCTAGTGGCATAGCAGTATTATATCATCACGTTGTGTAGAAATGAAGTGTTCTGTTCAAACCTATTTTTTAGCAATACCTCTAAAAGCATCATCTTTGAATTGTTGAAAATTAAAAGCTATTGCATACTTAGAATTATTTGAAGTGTTTACTGGAGATGAGTGTCGTAAAATACCACTGAATAGAACTAATGAATTTTTCTCAGGATAAACTTCTAGGTTCAAATCTGGAAAAATTAAAGGTGTATTTTTTTCAGATAAATAAAGCACACCAGATATCGGGCTTGCTATATGATCATGTTCTTGTGTGAAATCGTTTGTATCGTGTCTTAAACCCCAAGCTTCATGTAAATTCATTCTTTGAAAATTACCTGCTTCAGTAACTTTATGCATACCTTGAGCCATGGCTTGTAAAAAATCAGGGTCATGATCAAAAGCATGCCAAACCGTCATTTTGCCTTTTACATTTGTAGCATAATTTAAATTATTTTGTGAAATCAAATGATCTATTTTTTTTATTAATTTTTCACTGTCACACTGCACTATGTATTCATGTAAAAAAACTTTTACATTTATTTCTTTCTCAATCTGTTTTCTTATCATTTGGTTCAACAGGTGTAACAGTTTGATTATGTGAAAATTTATTTTTATAGCTCGGGTGAAAGTTAGCTTGCCATGTAGATATAATAGCTATTAATATATTACCAAAATGTTTCAAAGCTGGACCATCTAAGTGTAACTTTCTTCTTTTAATAAGTGTCCAAACCTCTTTCCAAGTAAATATAATATCAGCTGAACCGTCTTTTTTATTTTGCCTTATTTCCATTTATCCTCCTTTTTGTGTTCCCCATAACATTCTTCCATCTCTGAAATGATTTGCGTGTATTCCGTTTTTATTAACATAATGTAAAAATGCTTGTGCACAATAATCACCAGTAAAATTTTCTCTCCAATGTTCTACTTCACAACCAGCATAAACAACTCCATCTCCTGGTTGTAAAATGATGCTCTTATCATTTATAAATATTGGCCAATCAGTTCCACAAGATCCTAAATTTACTGTAACACTATACTCACAAGACGGTCTATCTTTATGTTTTTTTAAATCTGCATTGAAAGTATACATTCTCCAATATGAGTAAGTTGGCAAAAGTTCTAATCCAACTAAATCATTCATAGTTTTATTTTTACTAACAAGTAAGGCATCAATTACTTTATCACCGTAAAAAGATGTATCTCCCTGCTCAGATTGAACCCACTCAAAACTATCAAAATTTAATCTATGTGCAATTCTTGAATAATGATGCAATAAATCTACCTCACCTTTTGATAAAAAATTAGGTATCTTTTTATATCTTATTTCACCTAAAGAATCTTTCATACTATTGCAGCCAAGATACGATTGAATATCTTGTTCCTTTTTTTACCGGGTTGATTTTGTGTGGATACATAAAATTACTTGGCCAAATAATTATCCTTCCTGGCACAACATCTATTTTAATTTCAGGATCATCAAGAGTTTTAAAACAAAGTTCTCCTCCTTCATAATCATTATTTAACAAAATAATACAACTAAATTTTCTATTAAAACCATGACCATCATCAACGTGATATTTATAATGTTGGTTTTTTTGATATTTCAAAGCTTGCATATCAAAGACTTGTGCGTAATAAACATCTTTGAACTCATCCACATATTTTGACATAGCTTTTACTATAAAAGAATTCATAAGAGCAAACCAATGACAATTACTCATAGAATCATTACAATTATTTAAACCTATAATATCGACATCTCTTATTTCTTTGTTAAGAGTCCCCTTTCCGGCTTCTTTTAATCCAATAGTTCCACTCTCTGATCTGCCCTCATCGAAAGCCTTAGATAAATATTTAATACAACCACCAATAAATTTTGGTGGGATTAATCCATCGTATGTTCTGATAAAATGTTTGGTGTCCATAAGACTCTAGTATCAAATAAGATACTATTTGTAAACTAGTAAGCGCAGTGGTTGCTTATAGGCACAGATACTAAATTTTCGTCTCTTACGTGTTCATTCCATGTTTTTGTCATTGGATATGTTAACGTAGAAAAATCAAAGGTTTTAATTAATTCTAAATAATTTTCTACATCTGTTTTAAATGATGGCATAGGTGACCAATCATAACGTCCTAAAATATTTTCTAATACTTCAGCATAATCTCGCATTTCTGTTGAAATAGTTTCTACATGATCATTATAAAGAATAGTATGATCTTCAATAGTAAATGATTTATCATCATTACGTATTACATGTTTATGATTTAGATTTATTGATTCATAGTCTGCATCAGATATTTCATGAACACATCCTTTTGGTTTGTAATGACTGTCATAATTACCGTGAATACATCTTAAATGATTCTCGGTTTTTCCTATACCTAAATGATATCCATCCAAATTTGTTATTAAGTATGCCATAATTAACTCTGAAAGTTTTCGTAGATTAATATTGCTCCTGGTGAACCACCTGATGCAGGATAAACAGGCACTTGAGGGTTTCTTCTTCCACCTCGTCCACCAGTTCCTGATCCTTGTGGCATGTTGAATTGCACAGGAAAGTTTTGTGTTGCACCTGGAGGGCCAGCTGGTCCTACTGTTACTCCTTGAATTTGTTGTGGAGACGTTCCTGCTCCAAAAACTGTGGCTATTCTTCTTTGTGTTTGTAAAGGAGATGCAGGGAAAGCAATACTTAAATCAATCGTTGCTCCCGGTGCTGTTCCTGTTGGACCCTCACCTTGTCCAGCATTGTCTTGTAGTGATCCTCCAGCAGTTCCTGTAGCAACCACAGGACTACCAAACGTACTGTCTTGTCCTGGGTTACCTTGAGGTGGTGAAGTTTGATTAGAACTTTGACCGCTTCCTCCACTGCCTATTGTGTAAGGTTGCGTGTAAGGTTGAGTTACTGGTATTGAGAAATAGCCAAAACCGCCTGTTCCACCAACTGAAGGTTGTTGTGAAGGTGTGGGTGGTGAGCTTCTTCCTCCTCCGCCACCGCCAACTATATAAACTCCAAGTTTTGTTGTTTGTGGTTGTGCTGTAAAACTGTACGTACCTGATTGAGATGCTGCATCAGTTAAAAAATAATCAGGAGATCCAGCAGACCCTGTGGCTGCTGCTGTAATTCTTCCGTCCTCATCCACTGTGATGTTTGCAGTTGTGTATGAGCCAGCAGTCACAGCTGTGGATTGTAATTGTGCAGGCCCTACAGAATTAGGTGCCATTTTATTTAATGTAACATTAGATTGTACAAGTTGCGCAGTGCCAACTGAATTTGGTGCCATCTTGTTAATTGTTACGTTTGATTGTAAAATTTTTGCTGTCGTTACAGCATCACTTGCAATTTGAGCTGCAGCTATAGTTCCACCCATAGTGTCTAAAGAAATTTCTTTTAAATTTGTTCCGTCTGCATATGCTCCGTAAATTTTTGCAGCGTCCGGAGTGAATCCAGTTCCAGATGCAGTTTTAATAGTTAAATTAGACGGGTTAGTTAAACCTGTACAATCGAAGATATAAAATTTTTCTATGCCATCAGGTATTGTACAAATTGTGCTAGCTGCAATTGATGCAGTTGCAAATTTGATAACCATATTTCTAGCGTTTGACAATGTAGCATTAGACATTACAAGAGCTAAAGTTCCACCACTTGATAGTGTTACCTGCTCAAAACCTGCTACGGCTTGTTGAATTAAATTTAAATTAGTGTTTGTTTTATCACCCCAAGTACCAGCATTTTGGCCAGTTACCATTAATTCTAGTTTGAGGTCTGTAGAATATTGTGACATATGTTCCTTATATTATCAAAATTAAGCGGCTCGATCAACCTCGGTCCAAACATTATTTACACCAGGATCAATCTCTGCCCACGCAGTTACATTAGTCGAACCAAGATTTGATGTCAACCCTATACCAGTTAAGCTAATATTAGCAGTTCCTGTAACGACAGTTGAGCCTAAAGAAGTTGTTAAAGTAAATGATTCAGCTCCCACTATTTGACCTGGTATCTCAGCTGGCGTGCCTAAACTTAAAGCAAGAGCTTGACCTGAAACTGTTTCAAAAGTGCTCTGTTGTAAGCTAATAGATCCTAAACTTACAGAAGCAGATATACCTGTTACAGGCACTGTTAATTTTAAGCCTGCAATAGTATTACCGATAGCTGTTGAAAGTAATCCAGCTGTGGTTACAGACTCAACAGTAGATTGGACTAAACTTTGATTACCCTGAGAAAGCGTCATTGCATCTTCACCAACGAAGACAGTTACGCTTCCATCAATTTGAATTGAGTTTAATCCTTGAGTAATTGTTAAAAGATCTAATCCTGATACAGAAACTGACACATCTGTTTTACCAACAGCTGCACCAACAGATGTTGTTAAAGATTGACCAACGGCTTGTGCTGAGAATGTATCGCCCCAAGCTCGGTTACCCCAACCGCCTCGTCCCCAACCAATTTCAACCAAACCTTCAGCTGTGACTGCACCAATAGCAGAGGTTAATCCTTGACCTTGTGCAAGCACATCACCCGTGATACCCCAAGAGCCAGTGCCCCAAGCTGGTCTACCCCAACCTTCTCCTGGTCCTGCAAATGCTAAATCTTGAATTGATGGTGTTGCTACAACACCTGTGACGTTTACGGTTACACTGGATGCATCTCCCCAGTTACCTTGTCCCCAACTTAATGCTCCCCAAGTATTAGCCATGGAGAACTCCGAACGGAAGACCCGCTATAGAAAACAAATTAGTAATGTTTGCCATAGCAGGCACCT